CACCGAGATCTATGGCGGCACCCTGGGCAGCGTCTCCAAGTCGCTCCAGCAGGCGTCGTTTACGCACTACGGCCAGGACGGCATCACCGATCCGATCGTCAAGGTCAAGGGCGAGCGCCTGTGGACCCGCTACTACCAAGACCGCAACAAGCTGGCGCACCAGCTGACCCAGGGCATCATCGGCATCAGCCGCACCTTCCCCGCCGGTGATCACGTCAACATCAGCGTCACCGTCTCCGCCGAGCAGGCCAGCGAAGACATGGACGGCTAAGCGTCCCTGCACTACCGCACCACCTCCCGGCCCCCGCGTGGGGCCGGCCTTATTCGCGTGACCATGGAGCGCTCCGCACATGGAGTTCAATCTCGACAAGTTCAGCGGCACCGATTTCCACCCGAGGGAAGCCGACGTGCCGGTGCCGGACCTCAAGGCGTTCTTTTCCGGCACGGCCGAGAAGGACGACGACGGCAAGGACAAGCCGCCGGCCTGGCGGGTGCGCGGCCTGACCGGCCCGGAGCTGGCCCGCGTCAACGAGAGCCAGCAGCGCAACCGCGACCGCAACGCCATCGCCCAGGGCCTGCTCTCCGGCAAGGATGCGCAGGTGACCGATGCGGTGCGCGAGCTGATCGGCGACGGCGACAGCGTGCCCGACGACATCGCCAAGCGCCTCGAGATGCTGGTGGTGGGCTCGGTCAATCCCGAGATCTCGCACAGCGTCGCCGTGCGCCTGTGCACCGCCTACCCCATCGAGTTCTACCAGCTGACCACGCGCATCACCCAGCTCACCGGCCAGGGCAGCGAGCCGGGAAAGCCCAAGCGCTCTTCAAGCAGCAAGACATCCGGGTCGCGCTCCAGCTCTGCCACTTGAAGGGCGAGTTTCTGTTCCGCGTGCGCCCCGACCTCTTCCCCGTGGCGATGCTGACCCCGCTGGAAACCGAGCTGTGGTCGCTTTTCTTCGATGAGCACAACGCCAAACAGTCCAAGCACTGACCCAATCTGACACCGGAGGTGGCCGTGGCCGACCTGGAAAAAACCGTCGCGATCATCTTTGAAGGCGTCGACCAGATGGGGTCGGGCATCGACTCCGCGACCAAGCGGATCGACCAGTTCGCGAACAAGGCGGAAGAGGTGGCCGCGCCCCTGGCGGCGGTAACCAAGGGCCTGCTGGCGGCCGAGGCAGCGGCGTTGACCGTGGCCGTGGCCTTCGGCACCCGCGCCTATGATGCCGCCGTCAAGTTCGAGGCCGCCCAGGCGGATCTCGCCAAGACGCTCAGCGATAGCGACGGCAGCGTCGACCAGTTCACTCAGCAGATCACCAGCCTCTCCAACGCCTACGGCGAATCCTCGACCGACTTGCTGCAGACCCTGGCCAACTACAAGCAGGCCGGTTTCTCGATTGAAGAGTCGCTGCAGCTGGTCAAGAATGGCCTGGATCTGGTGATCGCCGGCGACATCGAGGCGGCGCAGGCCAGCGAGATCCTGGTCTCCACGCTCAAGGGCTTCGACGTGCCGGCGAGCAACGCGGCCAACCTGCTCGAGGTGCTCAACGCCTCGAGCAACAGCTATGCCGTCAGCGTCGATCAGCTCTCGCAGGGCATGGCCCGGCTGTCGCCCATCGCCGCCGCCATGGGGCTGGACTTCGAAGAGACCGCCGAGCTGCTGATCCCGGTCATCGAGGTGTTCCGCTCCGGCCCCGAGGCGGCCAACGCGCTGCGTACCGGCCTGCTGCGATTGGGTGATGATAGCGCTCCCGTGCAGGAGGCCCTGGAAAGCATCGGCGTTGCCCAGCGTGACGCCAACGGCGTATTGCGCGATTCCAGCGACATTCTGACCGACGTCGCCAGCGCCACCAGCGACCTGACAGATTCCGAAAAGCTGTTCGTGGCCCAGCAGCTGTTCGGCATCGAGCAGTCGACCAAGATGGTTACGGTGCTGGACTCTCTCGAGAATGCCAATATCGACGTCTCGGCGGCGATGGAGCAGTCGGCCAGCGTCTCGGAAGAGGTCGCCATCCGCCTCGGCACCGCGGAGAAGGCCGGCGACCGCGCGCGCGAGTCGTTCGAGAACCTGGCGCGCACCTTGGGCACCAACTTCCTTGACGAGATGGCCGGTATCAACTCGGCCATCGCCGAGGTGTTCATCCAGTTCGAGAAGGCCGCCTCCGATGGCGCCCTGGATGGCTTCTTTGAGGCCATCACGCCAACCCTGAACGAGATTCAGCGGCTGGCTGGCGAAGTGGCCGCGGCACTGCCCGAGGCGCTGGAAGGCGCCGACTACTCGGGCTTCTCGGATGGCATGCAGGCGCTGTTCGGCGACCTGGAGAACGTCAGCATCGAGGCCGACGACCTGCAGGGCGTCATCGAGGCCCTGGGCGGCACCTTCAAGTCACTCAGCGAGTTCACCGCCGGCACCGTCGAGGTGTTCAAGGGCGTGGCGGGTGCGCTGGCGCCGGTGATCGACGCTTTCCTGAGCCTGGACAGCGACACCCAGAAGCTGATCGGCACCATTGGCGGCATCTCGCTGGTGGTTGGCCCGGCGGCTGGCGTGCTGGGCGGGCTGACCACGGCCGTCTCGGCGCTGGCCGGCAAGGGCGGCGTGGTGCCCCTGGCGGCTGGCAATGTCAAAAAGCTCTCAACGGCGCTCAGCACTACAGGCGGCCTGGGGTTCGCAGCCGTTGCTACCGCTGGCGCCCTGGCCAAGCTCTATGAGCGACTGACCGAACTCAATGAATTCAAGCTGACGTTCAGCGAAAAACTGGAAGAGGAGCTTGATAAGACCACCGGCGCCCAGAGGGAGGCGACCGAGCTAAGCCTGTTCGGCATCCAGAAGATTGCCGAGGCCTACAACGGGCTGTCTGACAACTTCGGCTGGGGGGATGAGGCGGCCGGGGATTTCCAGATCTTTGGCAGCGAGGCGGAAAAGGCAGCACTCGCGGTGGCGGGATTCGGCGAGGATGCAGCCGGTGCGGAAGATTCGGTCAAGGGAATCGGCGGCGCTGCAAGCGAGTCGGCCGAGAAAGTCGAGATCATCACCAAGCAGGCGGAGCTCGCGGCTATTGCCGTGGCTGACCTTGGGGACGATGGTGCTGATGAAATCAAGAAGCTGGACATCGCCGCCGTCGATGCCGCGCTCTCGGTAGCCAAGATCGGCGAGAACAACGAGAGCATCAACGTGCTCTCCGCCGACCTGAGCGACACCAGTCAGTTCGTGAAGGGGCTGGATGGCAATCTGATCGACGTGGGCAAGTCGATCTCGGTGATGGGCGAGTCGGCCAAGACCGCTGGCGAGGATGTCGAAGACGGCACAGAAAAGTTCTCGGAGTTCGAGAAGACCCTGCTGGAACTGGAGAGCAACGAGCGCATCAAGGCGATGGAATTTACCGCCGAGATCAATGTGGCCGAGATCGAGGCCGATGTGCGTAAGGTGGAGGCGGTATTCGGCGCGCTGAACAACACCATCGCCAGCACCGGCGAGACGCTATCCAGCCTCTACGGCACCTTGGGCGGCGGCGACCTCTCGCGCCTGCAGGAGATCGATCTCGAACGCATCCTCAAGCAGGAGAACGACGACCGCCGCGAGGCCCTTGAGCTTGAGCGGCGCTTGGCCGAAACGCAGATCGAAAACATCCGCGCTAAAACCGACGCCCTACGCAATGGCGACGGCCTGATCAAGATCGACTCCACCGGCCTCGAGCCGGCGCTGGAAATGATCATGTGGGAGATCATCGAGAAGGTTCAGATGCAAGCCAATGCCGAGGGCGCCGAGTTCCTGCTCGGCATCTAGGGATTGCAGTAGAGCGAGATCCTGTTGCGGTACTCGAATGTTCGGTAGCGCATTTCGCCGCGGGTCACTCCCTCGCCGGCAAGGGCCTCGATGCGTGCGATCGCATTGCGCGCCCGCTGGCACTTCTCAGGATCGGCATTCTCGCGCTGGATCTTGCGCACCGCCTCGCCTGTTTCCTCGATGCGCTGCTGGCGCTTATCGCTGGCCGCCTGCTGGCGCTTGGCTCGCTCGCGCTCCATGGCCTGCTGCTGTTCAGGGCTGGCGCCGGGTGTGACCGAGATGCCACGGATTGCCTGGCCCTCGCCCTCGCACGGTTGCTGCTGATAGACCGGGCCATCCGGCCCCGCGCACTTGTGCACCTGGGCCGCGGCCGGCATTGCCAGCATCGCCAGCGCCACCAGCGCCACACGCCATCGCATCATCCCTATCTCCTCCCATGGTCCTGTGATCACCCTAGCCCGAGGACACCCCAATGCGCTACCTGATCGGCCTGGCGGCCCGTACCTACGACCCCGAGGGCACGTTGCAGGTGCCGTGGCGCGACGGCACCCAGACCGAGAGCCTGTCCCGTCGCGTCAACCGCGTGCGCACGCTCGATGGCGGCGTCTCGGTCTCCGACCGCGGCCACGCCCCCGGCGACCGCACCGTCGTCGTCAGCCTGCAGGGCCAACCGCTGGCGCTGGTCGAGCGCGCCCGCCGGATGCTGCGCCTGCACGGCAACATTACCGTCAGCATGCGCGACGGCTGCTTCACCGCCACGCCGGACAGCTACGACGAAAACCGGCAGGAACTCACCGTGCTGATCTCCGGCACCGCCTGACCCGACCCCTCTCGCCCTGAATCCTGACGCCCCGGCCCTCTCTGATAGAGCGCGCCGGGCGCTTTCGTTGGAGCACCCGACATGCGCTACGGCTTCGTTAACAACTTCGAGCAGATCCTCGCCGCCGACCTCGCCGCCGGCGCCACGACCATGACGCTCGACGGCGGCGGGGCGGATCTCTCGGCCGCCAGCGCCGATCTCGTCTACACGCTCACCCTGGACGACGGCGCCGGCAAGGTCGAGATCGTCCACGTCACTGGCGCGAGTGGCAATGACCTGACCATCGTCCGCGCCCAGGAGGGCACCACCGGCCAGACGTGGGCCGTTGGCACGGCGGTCGGGCTTCGGTTGACGGCGGGGATCATTGCGGGGTGCGTCAGGACAGACGGCAATAGCACCGTTTCGAAAGGCGCGACTGTGGGGGCCGGCGTCGAATGGGCGGTATCCATAGGGGATGGCGCGTCTGTGGCAGCCAACGAAGCGATGGCTTTAGGCAGTGCCAGTTCGGCTGCCGGCCAGTTTTCATCGGCACTCGGGCCATATTCCGGCACCACCGCTGCGGGCGTCGAGGGGGTGGCCGTGGGTGGCGGATTGGTAGATGCCAACTCTGGCGTGTCAATCGGCCCGTACTCGTTTTGCTATGCTGAGTTCGGTTTGGCGGCAGGGGCTTACGCCGCTGCCTACGGCACGGAGACTTTCGCGGCCGGGTATGCGGCTGCTGTTAACAATTCGGCCTCCGAGGGGTCAATGGCAGCCGGTGCCTATGCCGTAGTAGACAACGCCAGCTTCGCCACCTCACTTGGATATGAGTCCTATGGCTCGGCTGACTTCGGTGTGTCGCTCGGCGGGCACGCTGAAAACGTCATACCCGGCGGATTCCGGCTGACAGCACTGGGCTATCTGCCCGCCACGCCCATCGCCAATGCGGCAACGTTCCCTGCCAGCGCTGTGCCACGCGCGTCACAGCAGGTTGTCATCAACACGGATGCGCTGGATCTCACCGATGAAGCCGCTGCTGTCACACTCGACCTGCCGCCCAACACGATGCTGTTCATTGACGCCATCGACGTTGTGATCACTGGCAGCGACACGCCGGGAGGCTCTCCAGAGGTCACGGTCGGCCCCGACGAGGTGACGCCTGCCGTCTACCTGGCCGCCACGCCCGTGGCAAAGACCGCCGTGGGCGAGCGCGAGACGCACAGCCCGCTCGTCGCCGATGGCGTGAGCAGCCTGCGGGTGGCTACCAGCACCGCCGGCACCGGCACGACCTATCAAGCCAAGATCGTCTTCCGCGGTTACGTGATGGAGCTGTGACATGTTCAACAGCAGCCCGCTCAATAGCAAGGCGATCAATGGGCAAGCCGGCAATAGCTTTGCCGACTGGACGCAGCTTTTGCCGATCGAGCGCCAGGCCATCTACTTGCTCGACATCGGGGATCTGCGCCTGCCGATCAGCAGCGCCCAGGCCACCATGAGAAAGACCGGCCAGTCCTTCTTGCAGGTCGTAGTGCCCAACGGTGATCAGTACATCAACGCCCTGGACGGTCTGCGCGGCACGGTAATGGAGCTGCGCAGCGGCTACCGCTACGCCGATGACAGCCTTAGCCCGCTGGAAGTCATCGCTACGGCGCCCTATCAACTGCTGGCCCGCAACCAGGGCGCGATCAACGATACCCTGACGCTCTCCGGATATGGCACCCTGCCAACTGCCTCGAGCCGTCTGCGCGAGCTGGCCGGCGTGCAGACGCGCACCATTGATGCTGATGGCAAGCGCCGCACGCGCTGCGAAATTGACCTGCTGCTACGCCCCGGCCACCTGGCGCGCGACAGCGACAGCGTAACGTTCCCGGTGGGTGTGATCCAATACTTCATCAACGCGGTCAGCGAGGCGATGGAGGTGATGCAGGATGGGTAAAGGGCGCATCCTCAACGGCGGCACCGATGGCCTGTATCAGATCGAGATCCTCGAGGACCGCACCCGCGCCGAGGCCGCCAAGGCCACGGCACAGGCCAGGGTCGCGGATCTCGGCCAGCGCATCACCGAGCTGGATAGCCAGATAGCCGACGCGCAGAGCGAGGTCGATCAAGCGGCCTCCGATCAGGACGCCGCCATCGACCAATACCAGGCCGAGATGCAGGCCAATGGCGAGAGCGACATCAACCTGACCGAGCAAGCCGTGGCGCTTCAGGAGGCCGCCGCCAAGCGTGACGCGCTCAAGAGCAACCAGCGCGCACTCAAGATCGAGCGCGAAAGCCTGCAATCCCGCATTGCCTTGATTGACTCGCTGCCCACGCTGCGTCAGCAAGATGCCTGGTGCGCGGACTACACCGAGGATCTCTCGGGTGAGGTGGCTACCGCCGAGGTGCCGGGCGAGATCGGCCAGGTGATCATTCAGCCGGGGTTCGAGGGCGCCAACGTGTGGAGCCCCGGCGTCGACGGCGCCATCCAGCCGGCATTGAGCGGCACACCGGCCTCGGTCTTCTATAACCTGGCCATGCTGCCCGGTTGGCAGAAATGGCGACCGACGTTCCGCATCGCCACCGTCAGCAACATCGACAACGACCTGTGTGACATCGCCCTAGACCCCGCAACAAGCAGCCAGCAGGGCCTCAACGTCAACGCCCAGGGCAGCTATTCAGGCGTGCCGATCATGTACATGGACTGCAACGGGGACGCCTTCGAGGACGGCGACCGGGCGCTGGTGGCGTTCTCCGGTAATACCGAGCAGCCGATGGTGGTGGGGTTTGAGCAGGAGCCGAAGGAGTGTGGGTTCTGGGCCACGCAATCATACTCCATCTTTAATGCTTCATGGTCAGGCGATCTTCTATTCGATACCACCAAGTCAACTCTCGAAACTGATAGAGAGGCCGCTGGAGGATGCTTCACGAAAGTCACTTTCATAAGCAAAACATGGGCGCTTAACGAGATACCCAGGTCGCGGATAATCATTAACGCTCAGTACAAGCAGAAAGAATCTTTTATAACTCACTATGATTACAAAAGCGATACATCCTTTAGCTACGCAGGAGGGGGGGCGTTCAGCGTAAGCTCAAGCGTTGGAGGCTATCGGTACCAAAAGTCCGTAGCGACATCATGCATGAGTGCGTCTTGGCCAGAACCTGATAACGGCTTCCAAAACGATGCACGACAATCGGATCAAATCTCAGTGCTCGAGTTCTCAACCAGCTATCTTGCGCCGTTTGATATTTCAATTAAAAATACATTCCGAATGCAGTACAACTTTCAAAAAGACGAGACGTATTCCGGCAGCGGGAACGTGAACACCAGCATTAGCAAATCTTTTTCTATCTCAGTCGCGCAGGATTATCTAATCAACGGATCTAAGGTTTCTACAGAGGTTCCATTGAAGAGCGGATCGGGGAGCGATTATTTCTACGCGCACGAAGATCACGTGAACAATACAGTCCCTGCGAGAATTCACCACATCAAGCTAAAAGGCGAAGAGCTGGTCGTGTTTGAATACGAAATGTATTCCATGGACCAGTATATGGAGGATTCTCAAGAGGACGGAGCCGTTTCGGGTTACACCTTCACCCTCAGAAAATCCGGGGGGTCTTGGTCTGCGGCAGATCTCAGCAATTACGAGAGCATCGCGCCTGCTGGGTCCGATAACTATGATGAAATGCAGCGGCTGCTTGAGCTTGATCAGATTTTCGGGTGATCATAGCAATCTATGACAGGCCCTCATTCTGGCCATGGATCGCTCAACGGCTGGCGTTGATTCTGTGAGACACTCCCTTATTTGTGAGACCGACACCCGTGCAGCATACTGATTCGCAACGCCAATCCAGATTGGAGAAGCTCCATGTGTGAGCTTACGGCAAACGCCAATTCACCCAATTAAATCAACATCATGCCGGATCGAAACTGTCTCACGCTGACCCCGAGAAATGCCCGATAACGCCTTGATTTGCCGTTTTTCGACTCGGGACTGTGAGACAGCTTAGCGGGCCATCAGGGAGGGCCGCCGGCAAGGATTCTCGTCAGGCTCGGGCAAGCTCTTCGGGCACCTCGATCTGGTCGCCCAGCTTGGCGAAGACCAGGGCTCGCATAGCCGCGATCAGCGGGGTGGGGCCCAGCGAACACCTTTCCCCTGTCGCGCTCACCGGGCACACGGCATACCAGCGTTCATGTTCCCCGTGCTGCTCTATCAATGGGCCGCTCTGGCTCCAGTCGGTGGAAGGCGAGTACGAGCGTGGCTCAGGCATACCGCCTTGATCCAAATGTTTCCCAGGGAATAAAAGGCTTTTGATCTCCACTCCGCGCACCACGGCAGTCTTGTACAGATCACCTCTATCGCCATGTGGCAACCATCCTTCGGTTCGGGCCACCGCCCAGTCCAGAGCGTCGCCTTTCAGTTCTCTCGCATTGATCTTCATTCCCCGCCCTCTGCTTTAGCCAGAGCCGCTCGCGCCAGGATCACATCCTCGTCCGCCTCTCGCTCTTCCTCAGTCGGAAAGCTCACGTAGCCGTAGCTCTCCACCATCTCGGCCAGCGCATCGTAAAGCGCTTGCGCCGTCTCTGCCGGAACCCAGCGGCCGTTTTCAGCGCGGAACGCAAAATCGTACAACCTCTCCCTGTCTGGGTCGCCGGGACATAATAGCTCCTGCTCTATCCGGTATCGCTTCATTCCTTCCTCCTACTTCACCGGCCGGATGGCCTTGGATTTTCGACGGTAGTGCTGGCGCGTGACGGCCACACTGGTGTGGCCGAGCAGCTCCTGGGCGCGGGCGTCGTTCTCGGCATCCGAGCCCACCTTGGCGCGCAGGTCGTGCTGAGTGAACCTGGCCTCGAGGTCGGTCTCCTTGAGCGCCCGGCGCATGGTGTCAGCCCAGCGGCCGTCCCAAGTCTGGGTCAGCCCCTGGGCGTTGACGAAGCACTGCCCACGGCCATTGGGGAGCAGGTATAGGCTTGCCTTGGGCTTGCAGGCGCGCGCTTCGGCGAGGGCCAGCCGTAGGGCGTCGGTCAGCACGAACGAGAGGGCCTTGCCGGTCTTGCTGATGTGGATCGTCAGCTCGCTGGCGCTGATGTGGGCCTCCATGATGCGCAGGCAGTCCGATTTGCGGCAGCCGGTCAGCATGATGATGGCCGCGAACGCCCGCTGCTGGTCGCTGGCCACGCTCTGCCAGGCGGCCAATTCCCAGTCCTCGACATAGCGGGTGCGGGCCTTGGTGAGTCCGTCGCGCAGGCCGTAGGCCTTGACCTGCCCCTTGATCGGATGCCTATCAACGACGCCCCAGCGCACGGCGTAGTCGAGCACGCGGTTCAGCACCTTCAAGTCCTGGTTGGCCACCTGCATGCTCTTCTTCTGCTGGACCTCGTCGAGGTAGCGGTAGACCACCTTCGGCACGATAACGCCGACCGGGTTGTCGCCCATCACCCGGCGCAACCGTTCGAGGCTCTGGCGGTAGTTGCATTGGGCGCTGTAGCTGAGCGTGGGCAGCACCTCGAGGGTATAGCGGTCGATCAGGCTCGCAAGCTTGTCGCTCATCTGCAGGTCCATGCGATCCGCGAAGGCACGCAGGGCCTCGCTGTAGCTGGCGCCCAGGCGAAACCAGCTTTTGCCATCGAACGCGGCCCGTTCGTGCTCCCGGGGCCGGTAGTAGAACGCCCCGTGTCGGTGCGCCCAGCGCGTCGGCATCCCCTTCATGCTCCCTCTCCCCTCAGATTGCCCCCAGGTCCATCACGGCCTCGGCCTTCCTGCCTGCCCGCTGCCCCTTGACCCCCATCACCTGATCGTAGGCGCGTTCGTCGACCTTGGGCCAGCCGTCGGAGCCGATCTCGAACGGCACGCCCATCGCCTCCAGCTCGCGGATGACCGTGTGTCGCATCGAGCGGCCGGTGGTCTCGCGCAGCTCGTCGCGCGTCAGTGTGCGTCGCGTCATCATCGTCAGTCTCCCGTGTATCGCCGACCACCCGGGCCGTAGCCGCGGCCTTCCCGCCATTTCTGCTCCTGCTCTCCCTGGGCTGAGCTTGCCGCCAGGGCATCGCGTTCCTTGGCTGTCTCCTCGGCGTGGTCATTGCCCGTCGCCCCAGCGGCGATCCGGCTCATTTGCCGCCAGAACTCTGCACCGGTATAGGCCGGTAGGTTGTTCAGCAGTGATTCGAGTTTTTTCTGGGCGTAGTCATAATCCATGTTCATGCTCCCTTCCTCCCGGCCTGCTCGGCCTGCTGTTGTGTGTCGTCGTCCAATACCTGCCTTGCCCAGTCCACTGCCGGCTTCATCTGGTGGCGGTACTGCGGGCCATCCCAAATGTCGACGATGCGGTAGAGCACCGCCCGAGTGCGCCCGACATGGTCAAGTGCGTCGGCGAGTTGCCGTGCAAGCGCGTCGCGCTCGGCCCGGAGTTCCAAGGCATCCTGCTCCGCGTTGTAGGCCTGCTCCTCAGCCTGCCGGGCGCGGGCTTCCCACTGCCGGGCAACGCCTGCCAGCTTGACGACCTCGGCCTTGGCATTTCCGGCCATGATCTCTACGTCGTGCATCACTTAGCTCCTCGTGCTTGTGGGGTCACCAGCGGCCAGGCCCTGATGACATCGTGATGGTGGTGTCTCGGATTGCCGCCGTCGCGGGCCTGCTTAAGCATGTCGCGCCAGGTGTCGGTGAGCTCGGCCAGCTGCTGGGCCTGGCCGGTCTCGAGTTCGACCGAGTGGCAATACTCGCCGCCCTGGTCATCGTGGAAATATGCCTCGGCCATCAGCCGCCAGCGGAAGGTGCCGGCCTCGCCGTAGTCGGCGGTGGCCTCGCGGCGATCGGCCGGGACGCTGGGCGGGAAGCGCCAGGTGCCGGTCAGGCCGTGGATGGTCTCGCCGCTCTCCTCCTGCTGAATGGGGATGCCGTCGAAGCGGACGCCGATCAGCCAGCGGCGGGCTCGGGCGATGTAGCGATCCACCCCGGCCCGGCCCATCTTGCGAGCGCGATTCGTGCGCTGTGCGTGCGCCTCGGCGCGGCGTTGCTGGCGGTTCATTGGGCCTCCAATAGCTCATCTCTCACCAACTTGGCTTGCATCACTGGCACGTTTCGGCGGTATACGTGGCGGCAGCGGGCGCAGTAGATCGTGGCCCATTGCCTGGGGCTGCCGGACAGACCCCAGGTCAGCCGGCGGCTGGGGCAGCAGGTCATGCGGCCTCCTTTGTGATGCGGAAGAGTCGAGCGATATAGCGCGACGGCACCGTGCTGACACCGAGGTCCCAGCGCCTCACGCTGGCCGGGGCCGCGCCGATGAGTTCGGCGACACGATCACGGCTCAGCAGGCACTGAACTGCCTGCTGGCATACGCGCTGGCGGCGCCGACGCTCGCTTGCCGAAACATGGCGCCGACCACTGACGGTGGTTGGCGGCTTAAGTCCGAAGTCGTAGGCAGATAGCTTCATGGCACCCCCAATGCTCAGTCGAATGCTCACGCGCATTGAGCGCGCAAAGAAAGCCCGCCGGGTGGCGGGCAGGTGTAAAGGAATCCTTGAAGACTCAGGCGGCGCGCTTGACGCGCTGTCGCATCCTCATGCGCTCGGCGTTGCTGCGTCGTTGTCGCCTGCCGTTCTCGGTGGCCTGCCGCCTGACCAATGCCGGCATGCCCGCCAGGCGCCTGTAGATAGTCCCGGACGCGATCGGCGCTCCCAGAGCCGTCAGGTATCTGGCCACTTGTGGAACGCTCATGGAGCGCGCCTCGATACAGTCGATGATGGCGGTGTCGATGCGCGTCCAGTCACGGCGCCGCCAGCCCTGGCGGTCTCGGCTGGTCAAACCGATGCGCTGGGCGGTGCCGCGGGTCTCGATGAGGCCGCGGCCGAGGTCGGCGGCAATATCGGCATACCGATATCCAGCAGTGACCATCTCCTCGAGTCGGTCGTATTCGCCCCGAGACCAGGGGTTTCGCTTGCGTGGCATGGCGGCCTCCATAAGAAAGGGCCCCGCAGGGCCCGATGTCGTCAGGGAGTGAAGGTGCCCTGTAGGCATTCGAGCTCGGGCAGCGCCTCCTCGATGCGGCCGGCGAACTCCTCGGCGATCTCGGCATTGGCGGCATCCAGCGCCATGGCGCGCAGACGGAAACCGGGGCCGCCCTTGGTCAGGCTGGCGACGCGCATGGCAAAGTCGCGCACCTCGAGGCCGTCATGCGGGGCGAAGCGCCAGGAGATCACTGCAGGCAGGCGCTCGGCGTTCTTGACGGTGACCTTGCTCATGACGCCGACCTGGGAGCTGTGCTCCTGCTTGTCGCTGTCGATGCTGGTCAGGTCATCGATGGAGACCTTGCGGAAGGCGTGCAGCACCTTACGCAGCTCCAGGTCCTCGCCCTGACTGTTCGCGAAGGTCATCAGATGGCCCCAGTCCTCGAGCAGCTCGACGATGCTGTCCTGGTCGAAGGTGTTGCCGTTGGCGCGAAGGAAGGCGGCGAACTCCGGCGTCTTGGGCAGCACCAGCGAGGCGACGTGATCGCAGTGCCCGGGGCCGTCAACGTGGCCGATGTCGAGGAAGCAGCGTGCGGCCATGGCGTCGCGGTCGATAAAGACAGGCGCTCGGGCTGGGCCGTTGCTACCGACGTAGCAGATGAAGGCGTCGATGCCCTGGGTATGGAACTTGCCGCGGAACCTTCGCCGCTGGGCGCGGTACTTCTCGAGGTCGGCGAGCTGGAACTCGCTACCCAGGATCAGGGCCTCGCCGTCGAGAACCTCGGTGCCGGTCTTGTGGGACTGCTCGAGGTGCTGAAGAGCGTCTTTGGAAAGGCTCATTGGTCATTCTCCTGCTGCTGGGTGGTCTTGCGGTGGTGGTGCCCGATCATGTCGATCTGGTTCTTGGGCTCGAGGGTCATCTCGCCGCCCTGGTTCACGTACATGACGGTCTCGGTGGTGTGGTCTTCGGCGGTGGCGCCGTGGGCGGTGGGCACCTTGAACGACAGCTTGTGGATCACGCCGACCTGGCTACCAGAGCCGATGTTCTCGATGGTCAGCTCGAGAGAGACCTTGGCCTTCTTCTTGGGGTTGTCGGTGGCGGATGCCGCGGCGTGGCTGAGGATGGTGCCCAGGCGCTCGGCCAGGACACCGCCATCGAGGTCCTCGAAGAACCGGGTTACGTCAGTGGGTTTGCTCACGATGATGCCCTCCTGGGGCGAGGTGAGGGGCCTGCCGGCCCCGGGTGGGTGATCAAGCGGCCTCGAGCGAGGCCATGGCGTCGGGGTAGCCGCTCCAGTTGTCCACGCCGGCGGCCTCGAGGGCGTCGAGCTTGGCCCGGGCGGCGAGCAGCGCCTCGTACTCCTTGCGGCTGATCTCGACCGTCTCCGGCTTGGCGATGTCGCTGCCGCGCTGGAAGTTGTCGGCGGCCTGGCTGATGCGGCTGGTGTCAATCGGCCGGCGGGTATAACCCATCCCGGCATCGTGCGGATCGACCCTCTGCAGCTCGGTCTCCGGCTGCGCCGGCTCTTTGGGCTGCTCCTTCTGCGCCTGCCGTTCGGCCTCGGCCTCCCGCTTGGCCTTCTCCGCCTCTTCCTGCCGGATCTTCTCGCGCTCGGCGTCGAGCTTCTTCTGCTCCTCCTGCTTGTGGTGGGTGATGCGGTTCTCGACCTGGAGCTTGATGAGCTCGGCATCGCGCTGTATCAGGTCGCGCCAGTCGCTGAACAGAAAGGCGTAGTCGCCCTGGTGCTTCTCGATCAGCGCCTTGTTGTCGGCCAGGCGCTTGGCTTCCTGCTGGGCCTCGATCTTGGCCCGCGCCACCTCATCATCGGCGGCGGCCTGCAGGGTGGTGATGGTCTTCTTGCCCTTCATGGCCGCGGCCACGTTGAGCACGGAAGCGAGCTTGATGGGGCTATCCAGCTTGTCGAGCCAGGCGTTGTACTCCCATTCCGCCTTGCGGTGGATCTCGAGGCGCCGATTCTCCTTCTCGGCCTTGACCAGCTTGTCGAGCTGCAGACGCTTCTGGCGCATAGTCTCGCGCAGCTCGTCGATGGTGCTGAACAGCTCGGCGATGCTGGCGGTCTGCTCCAGGGCGGCCTGCTTGCTGGTCTCGAGCTGTTTCTCGCCCTTCTGCAGGAACTTGACCGTCTCGGCGGCATCGGCGAAGTGCTGATCGGTGGTCAGCTTGGTGCGGATGCCCTCGATCATGGCCATGGCCTGGGCCTTGAACTGCGGGAGGTTGCTGGCCTTGACCATCCCGGTCAGGTCGATCTGCAGGGCGGGTAGCGACTCGGGCGCGTCACCCTGGGGCGCGACCGTCTGCTCTGTGGGCTGGTAGTCGGCGAGATCCTGACGGAACTGATCCCAGCCGGCGAGCAGGCGCTGGAAGCGGGCTTCGTCGGGGTAGTGCCAGCAGTGCACCGTGTTCTCTGGCGTGCCGTCGGTGCAGGTGAACAGGCACTTTTCAGCACCGCTGACGATGAGCTGCTGGTCCATTTGCACCAGGTAGTGCTCGGGCAGGTCGTTGTCCCGCACCGCGGCGGCCAGCTCCTGGTTGAACAGCTTGGTCTCCCAGATGACATCCTCGAGCATGGTGCAGCCGTCGAAGCTGGCCAGCAGGTGCGTATGCTCCTCGCTGGTGGCAGTAGCGGGGTACAGCTCTTCCCCGATGATCTCCTCGGCGATGGGCCGGGCCGCGGCCTCGGCGGCGTGCCCCTTGTCGAACAGGCGTTGCTGAGCCTCGCTCACCTCGGGGATTTCGCCGGTGTACTTCTGCTTGAGGAGATCCGCGCGGCTTTGGTATTTGCTGACCCCGGCCATCGCCGGGGCCTCGCTGGCGGTGTAGTGGCTACAACGCAGGGCCCTCCAATCCTCGGACCCCTGGCGTACGGTGTGGATGATCATGACTGCACCTCTTGGATCTTCTGCTGCTGCTCGTCGGTGAGAATTGCCTTACTGCTGACCATGGCGATGATCTGCTCGGGCGTGCGCTTGCCGGCCTCGATGGCGGCCTGCCAAGTAGGAAAGTTCTTCTCGAAGTCGGCGTCGCTGTAGTACTCCAGCGCCTCGCGCTGCGGGTTGATGTCGCGCTCGACGTTGGTGCTGCGGTACCGGTCGGCCTCGTCCTCGTCGATGATTCCCGAGAGGCCGAAGGCGTAGCGGGCGCACTGGATGGTGGCCTTGTGGCGCAGCATGCGAACCGGCCACTTCTTCCAGGGCTCGCTGTTGCCGGCGCACTCGCTCAGGTACTCGGTGACCTCGGTGGCGCGGCTGCGGTCCTTGCGGTAAATCCGGCAAGTGATCGCCATCAGGCTTCCCTGGTTGTCGAGCCTGTCGTCGAACTCCATGCCGTCGAACTGCGGATGGCTATTGATGATCTTCAGCCAGCCGTCGATACTGACGATCGGCTGAATGGCGCCGCGGTTGTTGAAGGCGTAGATCTCCTTCGCCAGCGGGTTCAGCCGGTATTCGTTGGCGATGGACATGAAGACCATCAGCTCCTCGTGGCTGACCTGCTGCTGCCCGCCCTTGGCCTTCATCAACGTCTGGGTCATCAGGTTCTGGACGGTGTCGGGATCGACGCTCAACCGCTGGGCCATCATCTGAAAGGGTGTCTGCTGTTGCGGCGTCTGCGGGTGCTGGTGGACTTGCGCGGGTTGGCTCATCGGTCTCATACTCCTCGGTGATTCATGTCGTGTGGATCATCCGGCCCCGCCCAGCTCCACCTGGACGGGGCTTTCTCATTCCAGGCCGCGCTCGATCATCCCGAGCACGATGCGGTCCAGCTTCTGCCCCGCTCGCTTGGCAATCGCCAGCATCTCGGCGTCGTCATCCTCGCGCCACGCTTTGAGCAGGCCGCAGGCAACCTCCCCTTCGTCTTCCTCTCCTAGCGCTTCCCAGACATGCCCGGAATCCTTGCCATCCGGCAGGTCGCCGTCTGCCATGTACTCGTCCAGGGCATCCTTGCAAGCGTCCTCATGTGCCTGGCGTTCAGCGTGGTCGTCATCGTCAGGCGGCGTGGTGCGCCAAAGGTCATATGCGTGCGCGTTGTTCATGGCGTCTCCTCCATTGCTTCCTTCGTGATTCGGTCAAGCGCCTTATCAGCCATTTCAATCACCCATTCACCCCATCCGAGTTCGTCATCAACTGGGTCGTCATCCGGGCGACCGGCATGCACTTCGAAATAGGTGCATAGGGCGATGGCGAGGTTGTCAGCCATGGCATCCTCATCCATCGGGACGCCGCCGATGCGTGATCGAAGGTTCATTCTGCCTCCTTCCGGCGCTCAGCCAGCCAGGTCGCCAGGGAATCCCGCGCCTCTGATACCGACTGCCGGTCAGTACCCAGGTCGCTTTCCTCCCCCTCGATGCGGTCAAACCTGTGCGTACCGGACTCGTCTTTTCCGGTGCAGATCGACAGCGTGACCAGCGTGCTGCCGTCGTGCAGATGGAAGGTCGGCGCGACGTAGATGCCGAATTCGCGGCGGATGGTGTCTGCCAGCTCAAGGATGCTTTTCAGTGCCGTGATGTCTGTCATTGCTCACTCCTTGCTCGGCGCTCCGAGCGCTCTAAGTCTCGCTGTAAATCGGCCTCGGCCTGGCGCACTTCCTGCCAAACCCCGTACAGGCAAATGGCGATGGCGATGGCCAGAGACGCGGCGACAACCGAGCCGGCTACCGCCCAGCCGGTGGCGCCCATCTCTTGCGCGATGTGCTGGATGATGTTATCTGTCGGCGCTGGCATGCGACCTCCTTACCCTCGTGATCAGCTCCACCGGCAGACCCATGGACCGAGCGGCTTTCTTGGCGGCGTGGCGGCTGGCATACAGCCCCATGTCTGGCCTCGGCGCGATCCTGCCTGCGTGCGATTCGCGGATGATGTAGCGGCTACTCACGGGGCCTCCTCGGCTTGGCGGCGAACCGGCTCGCGCTTCTCGACTTCTTGTCGCGCAAGGCTCAACAGGAAATCAACCGCCTGGCGTGCGGTGGGGGCTTCGTAGAGGTGGTTCCTGTTCGCGCCCTCGATCAATGCGAGCTGAATTGCCTTCGCCGTCTCAACGTCCCGGCGGGCGAGGGAGGCTGAGGGCTTCTCGTCAGTGGCAGCGTCCCAATACGCCAAAACGGTACTCGTCTGCGGGCCTCTTTCGGTGAGTGACCACTGCTGGAGCTCATGCTTGAGTCGCCACCCCGCGCTCAACAACTGTGCGCAATGCGCCGCCAGGGCATCGCGCTCCTCGCCGATGGTCGTTAAATCGGACGACATTCCTTGCGCCATGTCGTGATAAGCGTCGCGCTCGTTCATAGCCGTGATGGTTGCCTCCTGGCACTCAAGCGCGATCTCCACGGCTTCGCGCCGGTCACGCTCCGTCCTCTCCAGCTCCTTGATGGCATCCTCACCCTCTCGGATTCGGGACTCGGCCCACTCTGGCTCGTCACGGATCATCTGCCGAAGCGTCTTCTCGCTGCCGTCGATGCCGTAGTAAACCTTTGCTGTGCTTCCTAGTGGATATTCGCTCATGTCCATACCTCCCGTAATTCCCGCTCCAGCCGCCTCTCCTCCAGCAGCCGCTCAATATCGAATCGCCGCCGGTATATCCGTGACGCGGCCATGTCGAGCTGGTCATTGCGCTGCCTTTTCGTGATCGGTCGAGTGGTGTCCATGCTGCCTCCAGAAAAAGGCCCGGCGGACCGGGCAAGATCGAACAGCGATGCCATCACGCATCGGGAAGGGCTGGCCGGTGCTGATCTCCGGCTTGACCGTTCGGCTCGCCCACGATGGGACTCGCTGCAAGGATTACGGACACCTCGCTGGGCTTGCCTGCGCGCATCAGCCTGCGCATTCAGCCCTTCCCGATGGCCAGCAGTTTTCGCCCTGCTGGCGCGGCATCCTCAGCGGTTACATGACAACCTCCTTTGACCGAGTTCCGGGTCTTTCTGGCTGGCCCGTTTTCGCCTTTTGGTCGTGATGCGGTGCCGGAGTCGAACCGGACCGTCTCTTGGCGCCATAGGGCAGATCCATGCCTGCCATCCGACGCCGAGCTGATCGCCCTGATCTTCACCGCATCGGTAATGCCGCCTGGCGCTTCCCCGGTCCCATGGCAGGCGGGGCAGGCGACATTCCGATGGGCACCGATACGCTCGATGCCCAGCGTTTCCGGTACTTCAACAGCCCCGGTCGGCGTGATCCTGGCGCGCTCTCGCCGCTACAAACGACTACGGCGGGCCAGGCATATCGAGTTGTTAGAGAGCGGGCTGTGATCCGGTCAGCCTCCGGTGGTGCGTGGCGGGCTGTTTGCCCTGTCCGCGCTGATAAAATTAGCAGCACTGCTTTATGTCGTCAACAGCGGTGCTACTATTTTTTCTCGCAGGCACAAAAAACCCGCCAGGCGGCGGGCTGTGAGGGGTGGGCTAGATCAGCTCAGGTGGGATGGGGGCTTCGGGAGCACCGTTTGCCACCAGAACACGCGACCAATGATGCGCAGGAACTGGCATTCGTCGGGGCCGATGATCTCGTCTGGATACTCGTTGTTGTAGCTGACAACGCGGATTCGCCCCATGGGCATGCGGTAGAGGATCTTGACGCGAAGCATGCCGTCATGGTCGAAGGCGTAGACCTGGCCGTCGACAATTCGCGTGAAGCTGCGATCAATGGCGACAGGCGTCCCGTCCATTATCCATGGCGCCATGGAGTCACCTACCAACGTCGCGCAGGCGGCGTCTTCAGGGCTGACGCCAGCCTGCTCAAGCGCGCTTATCGGCAGGCGCTTGGTCTGGCCATGGTTTTCGATCACCTCAAACTGGCCCGCTCCAGCAGCCAGCTCCACCTCCCTGTAGTACGGCACATCAATCTCCCCGCTTAATGGCTCATCGTCGTCTAATGCGACTTCATGACCCGTCATCTGAGCATTGTTGGGCTCGCGAGGCAACCGAGCGGCCAGCCTGGGGCTGATTTCGGATGGAGACACGCCCATGGCGCGAGACAGCTTGGCCAGGGCTTCCAGGTTGATAGGGATGCGTGCGCGAACGTACTGGCTGACGGCGCTTTGGCCGCTCCAGCCGCACAGATCGGCGAGATGCTCCTGTGTCGCGGGGCGCCCTGCCGCTTTCTCCGCAGCCTTCCAGCGGCGGTAGGCGGCATCCAGGCGCTCTGCGTCGGCACGCTCTTCAGGGGTCAAGGGGCGTCGCTTCGGGGGTGTATTCATATTAGAGATTTTAGAAGCCGTGCTTATATTCGCACCAGCAGCACGGATGCTTTTTTGTTGCCTATGAAAAACAGCACTGCTACTATCATGGAGACTCGACACTAACCCGGTGGACAACATGGCCGACATACCCCTGCGCGAATTCGTGCAAGACAAGACTCAAGCCGAAGCGGCCAAGAAGATCGGCGTCACGCAAAGCGCGCTATCTCAGATGCTTCGCAGCGACCGGAAGATCTTCGTTCGCGTCGACGCTCGAGGCAGGGTTCGCAGCGCTTACGAGATTCGCCCGATTGGTTCCAAGAAGCCTGGCCCTCGATGACATGACTTCATCGTAGCCCGGCCCACCCGGGGCAGCAGCATGAAAACCACAAGAGGTTTCCACATGGATAAGCATCAGGCCCAACCCACTCGCGACATGGACGCCTTCATCGACCCGGTGCACGACGCGGCCTTCTCGAACTGCATCAAGCGCATGGCAAGCAATGTCGGGATGTCCGCCAAAGTGCTGTATCGCCGCCTGGATGAGAACGACGCGATGCCGCTGCGCTTTACCGACTTCGTGGCGATCTTCTGGAGCGTCGATGAGGAGAGCCGGCAGAGCATTCTCCAGCCGTTTCTCGATGACATGGGGCTGGTGGCCACACCCGCCGCGAAAGCCGCTGAGGGCGCTTCTCTGCTCGACCTGATGGCGAACCATCAGATCAGTTTCGGCTGCGTGGCCGGGACGGTGCGGGATGCCCTGGAGGACGGTCGCATCGACGCGCGAGAGCGCAAGGCGATTGCCGAGGCGGTGAATGAAGAGATCGACGCGCTGTGCAGGTTGCGCAGTGCGCTGGAAGGGATGGCCGAGCCGAAGCTGGCGAAGGCCTGACGCAACGACGCCCGCCAGGAGGCCAATCCAAGGGCGGGCGTCATCACTAAGCAAGTGAGGTAAGCATAATGCACCAACTCCAACCGTTCAACTTCGATAGTCACCAGGTGCGCGTCATCCAGGCAGATGACGGCGAACCGATGTTTGTGGTTCGCGACATTGTCGTCGCGCTGGAGTATAGCGACAGCAGCCTGTCCAACCTCAATCGCCTGATCGGGCATGTCCCCGAGGAGTGGAAGGGTCGTAATCCGATTCCGACCCTTGGCGGCGCTCAGTCTGTGCTGACGCTGACCGAGCAGGGCCTGTATTTCTTCGTCGCGCGCAGCGACAAGCCCAAGGCACTGCCGTTCCAGAAATGGCTCGCCGGCGAGGTGCTGCCGTCGATCCGCAAGACAGGCCAGTACCAAGCACCCGGCACTGAGCCCGCCAACACTCCCGCCACTCTGGCCCTGGTCGAATGCGCGGCCAACCTGCTGCGCGCCTCTGACTCCGGCAAGGTCGTCATGCTGCGCAAGGCGGGTCAGGCCATCGGCGCCGATACCTCCTTCCTGCCGGACTACACCGAGGACAGCGCGCCGGGCCACGTCGGCGCCATGGACACCGCTAGCGCCACCCAGCTGCTGCGTGACCACCAGATCCCGCTGGGGGCGGCCAAGCTCAACCAGGTGCTGGAAGAGATCGGCATCCTCGAGCGCCGCACCCGTCGCACCACCCGCGGCGAGAGCAAGCCGTTCTGGTGCATCACCGAATCCGGGCTGGCCTTCGGCAAGAACATCGTCAGCCCCCAGTCACCGCGCGAGACGCAGCCTCACTACTACCGTGAACGCTTCCTTGACCTGCTGGCACTGGCCGGCATGGAGGCGGCGTCATGAGCGCACTAAAGAACGTCGTCAGCTTCCCTTCGGAGGCCAGGAGGGAGAGTCGTGTGAACTCCTGGAAATGGAACGAGCTCGAGGAGGACGTGTTGGATGAACTGCCGCACGTCTGCCAGATCATCTACCTGCGCATCATGCGCAAGCACATGGATTATGCGACCGGCATCGTCGGGCGTGTGCGCAAGATCAGCTACGAGCAGATCAAGGAGCGCCTTCGCTATACCCCGCCACCGCAAAGCCGCGAGAAGTCCGTCGAGTACAGCACCGACCAGATCAAGAAGCTGATCAAGAAGCTGGTTGACGCGGGGCTGCTGGAGCGACTGCACGACACCAGCCAAGGCATTCAGCCCATGGAATTTCGCCTCCCGCTGGCCTGTACAGACCTCGATTCACAGGGCCACGACAGGGCCACGGCAACAGGGCCACGACAGAACCCGCATTCCAGAGCCTCTGGCGAGGGTAACAGAGCCACGACAGAGCCACGTAAAAACGCGCCACAGGGCCACCCTTCCGGGTCCGGTAATAACCCCTCCTTACCTAAAGGTAAGGAGTCGTCAGGGAAATCGAGATCGACCAAGAGGAATAGGTTCGAGCAGGGCGACATGGACCTGGCCGAACGTATGGCCGGTCACGTTGACAGCCTCGCTGGTGAGCCGGGCAAGCGAAGCCTCGACGCCTGGGCCAACGAGATTCGGCTGATGCGCGAGCGTGACGGCCACACCCCAGAGCAAATCCGATGGCTGATGGACTGGTCCGCTGCCGACTCGTTCTGGCAGCGCAACGTCCTGTCGCCGGCAAAGCTGCGCGAGAAATGGCAGCAGCTGGTGATCCAGGCCAAGGCTCAGCACAAACCCAAGAGCCGGCCCGATGGCCGCAAGGGCTTTGCCCAGCCCAAGGAGCAGGGCACCTACACGCCGACCGACATGGACAACCTGCCTGCCTGGATGAGGGATTGATCATGACTGCACCGCTGACCACCACTCCTGACGTTCGCAGCCACCTGGCCAACGTGCTGTCCGGCAAGGCCGAGACGCACGGCGAACACTGCCGCATCCACGGCAGCTACATCGCCACCAAGATGCCCAACGGCAAGTGGTCCGACTGCCCGGACTGCATCGAAGAGGAAAAGGATCTGCAGCGCCAGGCCGAGCAACGCGCGCGCGCCGGGCAGGCCAACGCCGGCCGCCTCGAGAAGCTCCGCGAGGGCTCGTTGATCCCGCGTCGCTTCCAAAGCCGCACGCTGGAGGGCTTCAAGACCGATAGCCGCCGCGACAAGGCCTTCGCCCTGACGGCCTGCCAGCGCTACGTCGAGCGCTTCGACGAGCGCCTCGAGCAGGGTGGCGGCATGGTGCTGACCGGCTCCGTGGGCGCCGGCAAGAGCCACCTGGCCTACGCCATCGGCAATGCACTGCTGGAGCGTGGCCATCGCGTGATGGGCATCGACGTCTACGAGCTCATCGACCTGATCAAGGAGCGCGCCTTCAGCCGCGAGAAGGGAGCTAGCGAGCGCGAGGCCATCAAGGCGTTCGTCGCCGGCCTCGACCTGCTGATCCTCGACGAGATCGGCGCCCAGCTGGGCACCGAATGGGAGCGCCTGATGCTCTTCAAGATCATCAACGAGCGCTACAAGGCCCAGCTGCCCACCATCCTGATTTCCAACATCGACGCGGGCGCACTGAGCGACTACCTGGGCGAGCGCATCCTCGACCGCATGACCGAGGGCGGTGGCATGACGCTGACCCTGGACTGGGAGAGCTACCGCAAGGAGGCCGGCCATGCGTAAGCCCTGGACCCCCGAGGAGGACGCCCGGCTGATCGCCCTGCGCGAGGCCGGCCACTCCATCAACCAGGTGGTCGCGGTGCTGGGCCGCACCCGCGGCAGCGTCTCCAGCCGCATGACCAAGCTGGGGCTGTTCAACAAGAACACACAACGGCCCTGGACGGCGGAGGAGATCGATCATCTGATCGCCCACTACCGCGACCCCGAGTGGCCGGTGAAGCGCCTGGCCGCGCGCTACGGGCGCACCAAGGGCGCGGTGCGTATGCGGGCCGCGTATCTCGGCATCCAGCAGCCGGAGCGGGATTACAAGACCAAGCCCGCCGAGGTGGACCAGCGCATCGTCACCCTGGCGATGGCCGACCTGCCCAGCGACGAGATCGCCGAGCGGGTGGGCTGCTCGCCCGGCTACGTGTGGCGGGTGATGAAGCAGCGGCCGAACCTTCACCGCCAGTGGAAGCGCGAGAACACCCCGGCACCGGCGGACACCGGGGAGGCCTACGCCGAGGCACAGAAAATTAACACGCCGCCCGCCGAGCCCGAGCCGGCACCGTCGGCCGTGCCTGCCGAGCTTCTCGACCGCTGCGCCGCCATGCACCTGACGCTGCTCGAGCAGACCCGCGAGGCCTACGCCCGGGGCAACGAGAGCGCCGGCCGTGAGCTGGCCTGGCTGATCGAGACCGGCGAGCAGCTGGTGGCCGCGGGAGGTGAGGCGGCATGAGCAAGCCCAAGCCCTACATCTCCCGCGCCACGACCCTGCAGGACGCTCTGGCTGCAAGCAGCGAGTTCTTGCCGATTCCTGGTTATGAGGATCGATTCGAGATCAATAGGCACGGCGTGGTGAGGAGTATTCGCAGACCCGTCAACAGTCCTGTTGCTGGTGGCAGCAGAATGATCGGCGGCAAGGTTCTCAAGCCAGCCATTGTGAAGGGGTACCCAGCGATACAGCCGAACGTTAAAGGCACTCGCAAGACGCTGTATCTCCACCGGGCTATGGCCGAGCTATTTGTTCCCAACCCGGATGGCAAGCCGTTCGTCAACCACATTGACGGCGACAAGACAAACATGAGCCCAGATAACCTTGAGTGGTGCACGCACAAAGAGAACATGCGTCACGCCTTCTCTACTGGGTTGGCGCCTAACCCCAAGACCGGGCCTGGCGAAGCGAGCCCTTCGGCAAAGCTCAACAACGAAAAAGTACGCCTCATCAAGTACCGCCTAAAGCTCGGCGAGAGCCATGCCTCAATAGCTGCTGATTTCGACGTCCGCCCCGGAACAATCACCTTCATCGCGAATGGCGATACATGGGCTCATGTACGCATGGAGGGTGAATCATGAGCGAAAAAGAGTATGTGTCCCAAGCCAGGAGCATGGAAGACATCCTCGCAGCCATCGCAAAGCTGCCTGGGATATGCAGCAAGGCGCTGCAGCAGTGGGGGGCTATTGAAATTGTGGTGAGGAAGAAAAAACGAAAGCGAAGTCTTGATCAAAATCGCCTCGGTCGCCTGTGGTGCAAGGAGGCCAGCGAGCAAGGCGACATGACCGCCGAGGAGTATCGCGGGTACTGCAAGCTTCACTTCGGCATGGCCATCCTCTGCCGCGACTCCGAGAAGTACCTGGCCGCCTGCCAGAAAGTGCTAGGTGGCCTCACCTATGAGCAGAAGCTGGCGCTGATGATGCAGCCGCACGACTACCCGGTCACGCGGGGCATGACCAAGCGGCAGAAGGCCGAGTACCTGAACGAGTGCTACCAGCACTTCACCGGGCTTGGCTTCCGGCTGACCGAGCCGAGCCTGCAAGGCTATGAGGAGGCGGCATGAAGCGCAGTTCAGAATTGCGGCGCAAATCGCCCATTTCGGCTGGTTCAGGGCTCAAGCGTAAACCGATGAAGGCCCGGCCCAAGCGCAAGGCCAGGACCGACAAGCGCTGGCGATCGCCGGACTACCTCGCCTGGGTGCGGCAACGCCCCTGCTGCTTTTGCGCGCTCGGGCCTTGCGATCCGCACCACGTCATCGGGCTTGGCTGGGGGCTCTCCGGCATGGGCCTCACGGCACCGGAAGACAAGGAGGCTTTATGAGCAATATGGACGTTCATTTCAGTAGCAAGACGGACATGTGGGCGACGCCGAACGACTTCTTTGCCAGCTTAGATGCCGTTTTCCGATTTGAGACTGATGTTTGTGCGATTGCTGAGAATGCTAAGTGTGCCCGTTACTTCACCCCTGAGATGGACGGGCTTTCTCAGGAATGGGCGGGTATCTGCTGGATGAACCCGCCCTATGGCCGGGGGATCGGGGCGTGGGTCGGGAAGGCTCTGGAGAGCGCCAAGACGAACGGCGCCACTGTGGTATGCCTCCTGCCCGCTCGTGTGGATACGCGCTGGTGGCACGACTACTGCACACAAGGCGAGGTGCATTTCCTTAAGGGGCGGCTCAAGTTCGGCGACGCCAAGCATAGCGCGCCATTTCCCTGTGCAGTCGTGGTGTTTCGCCCCTCCGTTCTCGACGCAGATATTGAGGTGGCTGCATGACCTGGCATAAAAAGCGATTCACCCCAGATGAGAAGAAGGTTCATGTCCAGTGCAAGAACTGCGCGCGGGATATGTGGCTGCCGCCCAGCAAGGTCGAGATGTACCGATGCTGCTCGAAGGCATGCAAGTCGGCTATCAGCGCCGCCAGGATTGGCGCTCGGACTCGGCCATGCGAGACGTGCGGCACCGTTTTCACTCCGAGGAAATATCAGGTTGAGAACGGCGCTGGCCGTTACTGCTCGCAAGCCTGCAATGAGGCTGCGAGGAGCGCACTCATGACTTACGAGGCAAAAGCGAAAGCAAAGGCCGTGATGGCTGAAATGCGCGCAGCCGGAATGATCAATATGCCAAAAGGGGAGCAGAACCACAGGTGGGCTGGCGGTGTTTCTCGGGCCAACGGTTACATCAACCTTCGCAAAGGCGCGCGCTACATTCCCGAGCACAGGCTGGTAATGGAGGAGCACCTTGGCCGACGCCTCCGAACTGATGAGGTTGTGCACCACATCAACCACGACAAGACGGATAACCGGATTGAAAATCTGCAAGTCATGTCGCGCGCCGAGCACATCGACGAGCATCGTGACGACCTCGTGGCGGGGCTGAGGAGGGCCGGCAAATGAAGGACAAGCGATTCCGCTCGAAAAAATACACCAACTGGGTGAAGTCCCGCCCGTGCGTGTTCTGCGGCATTTCGCCATGTGACGCACATCACGTTATTGGCCTTGGGTGGGGCTTGTCTGGGATGGGCCTCAAAGCACCATGCTCGTTCACCATGCCGCTGTGCCGCTATCACCATGACGCCGTGCATCGCTCGCCGGGGCTGCAATCACAGCAGCCGACCTGGCTGCGCTGGACGATCCGCGCGGCGCTGGCTGAGGACTTTGACACCGAGACGCGCGAGGAGCTGACCCATGCCCTTGCGTTCCTTGAGGCACAGGAGGCAGAGGCATGAGCGTTTGCATGACATGCGGCGGGGTGGATGGTCACGGCTTTGGCTGTGATGAGGCGTGGGCCGAGGAGCGCGCCGACGTGCTGGGGCAGAACGGCAACGATGGCCAGCACTATGACGCCGTTGACCGCCCCGAGCACTACCAGAGCGAAGCCGGCATCGAGTGCATCGACGCCATTCGCGCCGCCCTGGGCCTCGAGGGATTCGTGGCGCACTGCCGGGGCACGGCTCTCAAGTACGCCTGGCGCTCGGGCAAGAAGGCCGCCCATGCCGAGGATCTACGGAAGGGGGCTTGGTACTTGACCAAGGCCGCCGAGGCACTGGAGGACGAGCAATGAACGCATACGAGCACGCTGTCGATGATGAACTGATTGTGGCGCATCTCGGCGTGACGGTTCCCGGCGACGATTACGAGACCGCAAGGAAGAAGCTCCAGCAGCTCATCGACTGGCATATCACCGTGGCGACTGACCCGCGCGTCAACGGAGGGTATCGGCTGGTCAAGGTTGAGGAGGACGAACCATGCAAATGATCAGCAGCGCAGCAGGCACCCGGCTGGCTCGCGCCAAGGTGGCGCTAGACAAGCTGCATGACCGTGGCCCGCACGACCTCGATGCCGACGACGCCTGGGATGAGTACGTCAACGCAGCCGAGGACCTGGCCGATGAGCTGGTGGCGCAAGGCTTCCACGCCCTGGATGGGGCAGAGAAATGACGGCTTTAGCGTACTTCCTTATAGGCATGGTTGTTGGCTGTTTCATGGCGTATGCGGCTGGAGATGGCCTGGAGTCAGAGCCGGTCGCTGCTGGACTCATGGGGCTCGTCGCTTGGCCGCTGGTGCTTCTCATAGTCGTTGTGGCTCTGCCTTTTCTGCCCCTGCTGTGGCTTTTCGGCAAGTTAGGTGAAGCGGGGGGCGAGCGATGAGCAAGACGAGTCGCACCAAGGGAGCCGCAGGGGAGCGCGAACTGGCCGCCCTGCTCGGCGAGCGGTTGGGGCTCAGTCTCCGCCGCCGCCTTGCGCAGTACCAGGCCGGCGGGCACGACCTCGAGGGATGGGACGGCGTGCATATCGAGGTGAAGCGCTACAAGGCCGCCAGCCAGGGGCAGGTGGCCGGCTGGTGGCAGCAGACGCTCGAGCAGTGCGCAGGCGGTGAGACGCCGCTGCTGGCATACCGTGCCGACCAGCAGGCGTGGCGCTTCGTGCTTCGCCCCTGCGATTGGGGCGGCCCGACGCCAGAGCCGGCAGAGGTCGACATCGACGGGCTGTGCGCCTGGGTGCGCAGCGGGCAGCAATTGACCATGGAGGTCAGCGAATGAAGCGTATCGCGTATTGGGCGACTCTCACCGTGCTGGCCGGGGCCATCACGCTCGGGCTGTCAGCCATTGGCGAGCCGCAATCGGCATGGTTTGTCTGCGACCTCATGGGTGTGGAGGTGTGCGGGTGACCGACAAGCAAGCCGAGAAGCCGCATATCAGCAGAGCCAAGAGAGGCGGATGGAAGTGCGTCGGGGCGCACATCATCTGCTACAGCAGCAACGTGTATGAGGCGTGGGCCGGATGGGCGGGCGTGCCTGTGGATCGTCCGTATGAGCCAGAAAAGCGCAGCCGCCGGGAGGACGCATGAAGTGGCACAAGCGCAGCGAGACGAGTATCGGATGCGGCGACTGGATCATCTGCCGTACCCGGCACAGCGGAGTGGATATGTACACGCTGCATCGCGGACAGGACGTGGTGGGGTTTTACGAAAAATCTGCGGAAGCAAAGAAATCGGCTGAGTGCGGAGGAGGAGAGCTGTGGGCGAACTCGCGTGGGGAGTATTGAGAGAGCTTCTGGACTATGACGCAGGCTCAGGGATTTTTACTTGGCGTCAGCGAGATCGCAGCTGGTTTAAGTCCGACAAATCGTGCCAGCTATGGAACGCGCGAGATTCGGGAAAGCGAGCCGGCTGCATCCAGCGCAGGAAAAGAAACGGCTATCGTTCTCGCCATATAAGGCTGCTAGGAAAAAGCTATATGGAACATCGCTTGGCTTGGATGTGGATGATGGGAGAGATGCCAAAAGGACAGATAGACCATATAAACCGGGATGCTACAGACAATCGATGGTCAAATCTAAAACAATCAACATGCGATGAGAATTCCAAAAATCACTCAATGCGGGCGAATAACTCGTCTGGCGTTACAGGCGTGTATTGGAAGACGGATGCGGGAAAGTGGTGTGCGGTTTGCGGGCTTGGCGGGAAGTCTCACCACCTCGGGTATTTTGACGACATTGAAGAAGCTGCAAAAGTTGTCACTGAGTTTCGATGCCGGCATGGGTTTTCTCCTGGCCACGGGGTTCGCCTAGCCCATTACCACAATCAGGACGACACGGCAGCACAGGCAAAGGCAGCGGCAGCCAAGGAGGACTCATGAGCGAGCGACTCAAGATTGCAACCGACCCCAAGATTGCATGGGCGATGGCGATGGATAGCGGCGTCCGGTCGCAGATGGGGCCGATCCTCGAGGATCTTCGCAACGGCGGGGGCATTCAGTACACCGTAAAGGGTGGGGAAGGCGCCTCGCATGGCGCTGACTACGCCCCCATCTATGCCCGCATTGCGCAGATGGAGCGGGAGCGTCCCGAGCTGGCCGCAGTGGGGCACGTGCTTTGTCATCCCGATATTGAGCGCGGCAACGCCTGGCTAGACGAGGCGGCGGACGCGGTGCATGGGGTTGCGGTCGGCATGATCCCGAATTGGAGCGATGGTCGAGCGTGGAAGCCTGCGAAGAAGACGCGTGTCGTGTATTTGGTGCGCGTGGCGATGATGGAGCGCCGCCTTAACCTGAGCAATGACCGCCCAGCCTGGCCGCCAGAGAGGATCGGCGAGATGATGGCCGACTGGTATGGCGTGTCGATCACTACCCGCGACTGGTCACGCGACTGGATGCCGACATGGGCGGTAATCCATGCTGCTATCAACCAGATGGAGGCTGACGCGGTAGAGCCTGTCAGCGATGTGATCGGCGAGATGATCCAGAAAAGCCGCCGCGCTGCATGAGATGAATTCACGCGCCTATCATGCAGAAGTGAAAAGCATTTGATTTTCCGCGCCCGCCATGCTACCTTATTTGTAGGCTGGCGGTGCTTCGCACTAAACAGCCCATCCATTCGAAGCCCTGCCCATCCGGCGGGGCTTTCGCGTTTATGCCGCCCTGCGGGCCTGTTCCCCCGCCATAGACCGGGCGGCACCCTGTCCCCGTGCCCTCCCGCACTTGGCCCCTGACTAGCGGGCCTTTTTTATTCGCTGAGGTGAACTCATGAAGCTGTCGGAGAACTTCGCCCGCCATGAGTTCGCCTGCTCGTGCGGCTGCGGCTTTGACACTATCGACGCCGCCACGCTTGAAGTGCTGGAGGAGGTGCGCCGCTATTTTGGCCGCCCCGTGATCGTCACCAGCGGGGCGCGATGCCGTGAGTACAACGCCAGTGTTGGGGGCGTGCCGGAGAGCCAGCATATTCTAGGCCGCGCTGCTGACATCAAGGTGCAAGACCATCCTCCGATGGCTGTCGCTGATTTCATTGCAGAGAGATTTCCGAGTGCGAGCATCGGGCGATACATCACTTTCACACACGTCGACACCCGCTCCGATGGGCCGGCTCGCTGGGGGAGTCATGGCTGACCCACGAGACCCTGATGTCTGGGAGATGATCTTCACGCAGACGCCGACGTTTCTGCGCTGGTTGCTCGGCATCCTGACCCTCGGACTGTTTACGTTGGCAAGCGTCCTGTACCGCTGGCACCGGGCCGACATGAAAGAGATGCACGAGCGCATGGACAGGATGGACTCGCTCGCCAACCGCAGGCACGACGAAACCAACCGCCTGCTTTTGCAGATCGCCTCGAACACGCGGAAGGACCAGTCATGAAAGCCATCATCGCCGTATCGTTGCTCGCACTGCTCACCGCCTGCGGCATGACACCCTCGTCATCCCCGATTGCGGGTGACGGCTATCAGTTCGGCGACCTGACTGATCGCGTGCTGACGCTACAGGCCCGCTACTGCGCAGAGACTGACCCACGCCGGAGGGCAGTTCGACTGGCGGCTCTCCGTGCTGCCGGTGTGCCTGTGCCTGCAAGTGGTGCGTGTACCGACATCCTCGCGCTGATCCCCGAGCCCGCACTCGATGTGGACGTGGAGCAAGCCGAGACCGACCAGCGCCGATTCGAGGGCCTGAGCGATGCAGATACAGATACCGCACCGGCTGCTGACGACTCGCGCCCCGAGTGACGCGCCCTCGCCATGGCTGGACAGTGGCCGCCCTCGCTGGATGGTCGCCTCCCCCTGGGTGGTGATCGCTGACGGCAAGCGCTTCGAGATCCCCGCCGGCTTCATCTTTGACGGCTCATCAATCCCGCGCCTGCTGTGGTGGCTGTTCCCGCCTGGCTATACGCCTGCATGGGAGGCGGCCTGTTTCCACGACTGGTGCTATGCCTTCGCCTATCGCGATGTAAGCAAGGCGTTCGCAGACGATGCCCTGCGGGACATCATGACCAAGCAGGGGGCCGCGCCATGGGTCGCTCGACTGTTCCACGTCGCCGTCTCCAAGTTTGGTCGCGGCGGCTGGTAGGGCACAGCCTGCTGGCCCTGCTGGCTGCAAACCTGCTGGTCGGGCTCATCTGGCATCGAGGCAAGCAATGACCGCACGACAGAAGGCCGCCCAAGGCATGAAGGCCAACGCCGACAACGGCTCGCTAACGCTGGTTGCTGTGGTGGCATGGGCCGCTGCCGAGTATGGCGGCGTGCAGCTCCCGCCCGGTATCAGCGAGATGGTCGCGGGCTGGGTGGTGATGCTTGGGACGAGACTCAAGGGGGCGCTGTGATGGCGAAGTTCCGTGGTGAGCGCCCCGCGAGCCCTGCCAGTGGCAGAGGTGCGGACTGGGGCGTTCAGCCAATGCGCTCAATGCTCAATCCAATGCGCAGCGAGCATTAACATCCAGCCGCAGGTGGAGGTGATCCCCTCTGGCTACTCAAGGGCGTGCGCCGCGAGGCGATAGGTCATCACTAGCGCCGACAGAAAGCTGCCGGCGTGCCTAAATTGAGAAGGTGGTGTGGTAAAATAAAACGAGCCCCAGGGGGGTGCGCTAACACCGCCCTGAGGCTCTAACCACGAGCAATGTAGGAGATTGCCCATGGCTGCCGCCAAGCATACCAGCGCCCACGTTTGTCGTCACTGCGAAAACGAATTCCACGGGCGAAAGCGCAAATACTGCACTCCAGATTGCCAACAGCAGGCCGCCTACCAGCGCAAGGTAAAACGTGGCATCAAGGGCGCGACTGGCCGCTCCAGACGTGTCCCGCGCCCCATCATTAATGGCCGCCGGGTGTGCCTTGATTGCAACAGGGGCCTGCCTATGGCGTCTTTCCCCGAATGCCGTACAGCGAAAAGCGGGAGGAGGGGCGTGTGCCGCGGATGCTGGCGCGTCTACTCCAGGGTGAAGCGCCAGGCTGAGAAGGCAATCAGTCTGTCAGTCGACAGGGAGATGCGCGCCGCTCTGAACAGACGGGGCGGGTCCAGCAAGATCGAAAGGCTATGCGGCTATTCAGTCGCTGAGCTGAGATTCCATCTTGAGCGTCAATTCACCCGGGGGATGTCCTGGGAGAACTTCGATCAGATCCACATCGATCACATCATACCGCGGGCCTCGTTCAATCTCAGCGATGAGAGGGATTGGCGCGCCTGCTGGGCGTTGACCAACCTCCAGCCGCGATGGGCCCGGGATAACCAGTCGAAGGCCGCCAGGCGACTCTCGCTCCTGTGAAAAACGCGGGTCCTTCTGGAGCCCCTAACCCCCGTCCACGGGGCGCTGAGACCCCGGATTTCGACAATTTTTCGCCCCTCCTGGGCCACCACCACCACCCGCCGCCATGCCGCGCCGTTGCTGATTTCGGCGCTGCTGATGGTGGGGAATCGCGGACGCATCGAATGTGGCAGAGATCAATCGCCTGGAAGAGGCCTACAACTGGAACATCACCAGGCTAGCTGACGCATTCGACCTCGACCGGGGGACGGTGCGCCGTCGCCTACGGGAAGCTGGCGTCGTGCCGGCGGGTTCTCGCAATGGGGCCAACGTCTACGCCCTGCGTGATGCTGCACCGGCATTGTTCGGCAACACCGTCAGCCATGCTGGAGCGGAGCCGGACGAGCTTTCCCCGCAAGATCGCAAGGCGTGGTTCCAGTCGGAAAACGAGCGCATCAAGTACGAGCAGGAGATGCGAAGCCTGGTGCCTGCCGAAGAGGCCCACCGCGAGATGAGCCGGCTGGCCAAGGCGGTCGCGAGTGGACTGGACAGCCTGGCCGACATGCTCGAGCGGGATGCCGGCCTGCCGCCGGAAGCCATCGACCTGGTGGAGGCCACCACCGACGCCCTGCGCGAGCAGATGTACCAGGCGATCATCGACGACGACGGCGAGGAGCTGGCCGATGGGTAGCACCGCCAGCGCCGCCGCCATCCGCCGCGATGTCGCCGAACTGATCCGCCCGCCGCGCCGCATCCGGGCCAGCCAGGCCGCTGCCGAGCGGATGAAGGTGGTGGGCGGTGACGGCACGGTGCGCGACTGGAGTCCCGAGGCCACGCCCTACATGGTCGAGCCGCTCGACTGCATGGGCCTGCGCAAGTACGACGCGGTGATCTTCGTCGGCCCCGCGCGGACCGGCAAGACCAATGCCCTGGTCGATGGCTTCGTCGCCTACAAGATCGACTGCGACCCCGGCGACGGCCTGATCATCCAGATCAGCGAGGACAAGGCCCGCGAGTTCAGCAAGAAGCGCATCGACCGCATGCTGCAGCACTCGCCGGCGCTGGCCGCCCGGCTCAGCCCTCGCGGCCACGACAACAACGTGCACGACAAGACGTTTCGGGCCGGCAACTACCTCGGCATTAAGTGGCCATCGAAGAACGTGATGGCGTCGAGCGACTACCAGTTCGTGCTGATCACCGACTTCGACCGCCTGGGCGACGACATCGATGGCGAGGGCGACCCCTTCACCCTGGCCAGCAAGCGCACGCAGACCTTCGGCTCCACCGGCATGACGCTCGCCGAGAGCTCGCCGGGGCGCGAGATCACCGATCCCGACTGGCGCCGCCCCGACGATGCGCCGCACATGGCGCCGCCGACCACCGGCATTCTGGATCTCTACAACCAGGGCGACCGCCGCCTGCTCTACTGGCAGTGCCCCGAGTCGGCCTGCCGGCGCTGGTTCACGCCGACCATGGACCACTTCAACCAGGCCAGCGCCCGCGTGTTCTGTCCGCACTGCGCCACCGAGATCGACCCCAAGGCCAAGCGCGCCTTGAATCTGGCCGGGCGCTGGGTGCCGGAGGGCTGCGAGCTGACCCTCGAGGGCGAGCTGATCGGCACGCCGCGTCAGACGCGGATCGCCTCGTTCTGGATGGAAGGCCCGAGCGCCGCCTTCCAGAGCTGGGCGAGCCTCGCCGAGAAGCTCAAGCGCGCCGAGGAGACCTTCGAGACCACCGGATCTCAGGAAACGCTGAAGACCGTCATCAATACCGACTGGGGCCGGCCTTACCTGCACCGTCGCAGCGAGGTGCAGCGTTCCAGCCAGCAGCTCATGGACCGCGCCGAGCAGACCGAACGGCGCACCGTGCCGCATGGCGTGCGCTTCCTCACCGCCACCGTCGACGTGCAGGGCGGCAAGCATCGCCGCTTCGTGGTGCAGATTCACGGCTGGGGCGTGCAGCGCGAGAAGTGGATCATCGACCGCTTCAACATCAAGGAAGACCGCGGCCCGGACAACGACCAGCCGCCGCGCCAGATCAGCCCGGCCACCCAACCAGAGGACTGGGACCTGCTGACCCGCGACGTGCTCAAGCGCTCCTATCGCCTCGCCGATGGCAGAGGCCGGCGCATGCCGATCCTCGCCGTGGCCGTCGACACCGGCGGCGAGAAGGGCGACGACGGCGAGTCAGTCACCAGCCAGGCCTACGACTGGTTCCGCCGGCTGCGCAAGGATGGCCTGCAGTCTCGCGCCTACCTGGTCAAGGGCGGCAGCAGCCGGACAGCCAATCGCGTCACCAAGAGCTGGCCCGACAACACCGGCCGCAAGAGCCGCAAGAGCCGCGCCCGCGGCGACGTGCCGCTCTACATCCTCGGCACCGATCTGCTCAAGGACGCCGTGGCCGCGATGATGGATCGCGACAACCCCGGCGCCGGCTACATGCACGTGCCCAGCTGGCTCGGCCGCTGGTGGTACGACGAGCTGACCTACGAGGTCCGCGACCCGGCCACCGGCAAGTGGAGCCGCCCCGGCAAGCGCCCGAACGAGGCGTTCGACCTGCTGGCCTACGACTCGGCGCTGGGCATCATCCTCGGTATCGAGAAGATCGACTGGGCCGCGCCGCCGCCCTGGGCCACCGACTGGGACGAAAACATTCTCGTCTTCGATCCGGAGGCTGGCCAACGACCCGCCGAGCCCGCCTACAAGCACGAGCAGGCACCGCCCAAGAAGCGCCGCCGCAAGGTGGCCAAGCCCCGAATCTAGGAGGTCCGCATGGCCTACACGACCGACGACCTCGCCAAGGTACGCCAGGCGATCCTCGACCTGGCCAGCGGCAACCGGGCGACGATGGTCACCAAGGACGGCCGTACCGTCCAGTACGCTCGCGCCGACATCGACAAGTTGCGCGCCCTGGAGCGCACCATCGCCGCCGACCTGCAGCCGACCACCGGCCGCCGTTCGCGTACCCGTTACACCGTGACCAGCAAGGGGCTGTGACATGACCGTGAGCACCAAGCCCCGCATCCGCTATCGCGGCAACCAGGTGGTGCGCGCCCAGTACGAGGGCGCGAGCACCAAGCGACGCATGGCCGGCAAGGGCACCACCGTCACCGGGCCGAATGCGCCCATCGAGCGCAACCTGGCGACGCTGGTGGCGCGCAGCCACAACGCCATCCGCAACAACGCCTATGCCGCCGCGGCCAAGGAGAAGTACATCAGCAACCTGGTCGGCACCGGCATCAAGCCGCAGTGGGGCGACGCCACCATCCAGGCGCTGTGGGACCAGTGGGCCGGCGAGTGCGATGCCGATGGCGTCGACAACTTCTACGGCCTGCAGAGCCTGGCCGCCGGCTCGCAGTTCGAGGCCGGCGAGGCGCTGGCGCGCATCCGCTACCGGCGCACCAGCGATGGCCTGTCCGTGCCCATGCAGCTGCAGGTGATCGAGCCCGAGCACCTCGACCCGACCTACAGCCAGGCTTATGGCGGCAGGCTGATCAAGATGGGCATCGAGTTCAACGGCATCGGCCAGCGCAGCGCCTATCACCTGTGGCGCTTCCATCCGCACGAGCGGCTGACCAGCGAGATCAACGAGCGCGTGCCGGTGCCGGCCGACAACGTCGTGCACATGTACCGCCGCGGCCGACCCGGCCAGCTGCGCGGCGTGCCCGAGCTGACCAGTGTCATCGTGCGGCTCTACGAGATCGACGAGATGCAGGACGCCACCCTGGCCCGTCAGAAGCTGGCGCAGCTGTTCGGGGCCTTCGTCCACCGCAAGACCAGCCACGATCCCGAGGACGACGGCCCGACCTTCGGCGAGCTGGTGAGCATGCCCGGCGACGCCGAGCCGCTCGACGAGTTCACCCCCGGCGGCATCCACTACCTGGAGGACGACGAGCAGGTGACGTTCAGCTCTCCGCCCGACATCCAGAGCCAATACACCGAATGGCTGCGCACCGAGCTGCTGGCCGTGGCCGCGGGCGCCGGCATCACCTACGAGCAGCTGACCGGTGATTTGAAAGGGGTTAACTACTCCAGCATCCGCGCCGGCCTGCTCGAGTTCCGCCGCCGCGCCGAATCGCTGCAGGCCATGCTGCTGGTGCATCAGTGGTGCCGCCGCATCGCCGCCAAGTGGCTCGACGTGGCCGTGACCTCCGGCGCCCTGAGCCTGCCCAACTACTGGCGCAACCGGGCGGCGTATCTGGCCATCGACTGGATCGCCCCGAAGTGGAGCTGGGTGGACCCGCTCAAGGAATCCACCGCCGACCTGCTCGAAGTGCGCGCCGGCTTCAAACCGCGCAGCGAAGCCGCCGGCGAGCGTGGCTGGTCCCTCGAACAGCTCGACGCCGAGATCGACAAGGGCCACCAGAGCGCCGACCGCTACGGCCTGTTGCTCGACAGCGACCCCCGCCACATGGCCAAGAACGGCAGCCTGCACCAGGCCCTTGTGGCCCTGGCCAACACCGACGAAGAGGACTGACCTCATGAAATGGTTTACCGCCAAGGCCCAAGCGGACAATCCGCGCGCGGCCCACGTCGTCATCGACAAGCCCATCGGCTCCGACTGGGCGCCGGACTGGATCGCCGATTTCACCGGCGAGCAGCCGGCCCGCGAGTTCATCGCCGAGATCGACGCCCTGGGCGAGCTGGACGAGATCACCCTGGAGCTGAACAGCCCCGGCGGCGATGTCGCCTCCGGCGTGCGGATCATGAACTACCTGATCAACCACCAGGCCAAGGTCCACGTCCGCGTGACCGGCATGGCGGCCAGTATCGCGACCGTCATCATGATGGCCGGCGACACCCGCACCATGGGCGTCGGCACCACCATCATGACCCACCGGGCCAGTTCGCTGATGGTCGGCTTCTTCAATGCCCAGGAGATGGCCGAGACCGCCGCCAATCTCTCCAAATTCGACGACGCCCTGGTGGATGCCTACGTGGCCGCCACCGGCAAGAGCGCCGAGGAGATCAACGGCCTGCTGGACCAGGGCGACACCATCATGGGTGCCGACGAGGCCATCGAGTGGGGCTTCGCCACCGACAAGGACGCCAAGCTAGCCGCCGTGGCCAGCGCCGACATCGCGCCTTACCTGCGCCAACTCAAGCAAGAGGGCGAACTGGTCAACCTGCGCGCTCAGGTGGCTGCCACGTTCGAGCCCACCGCCATGACCGCCGCCGATGCGCTGGCGCTGGCCTTCGACCTGACGCCCGAGCAGGCCGAGGCACAGGCCGCCGACCTGGGCGACCAGATCCTCGCGCTGCGTCAGCAGGCGCCGGCCGATGATGATCTTGAGCCCTTCAACCTCGTCGCCAGCGCGCTGATGCTTGATCCGGCCGAAGCGCGCGCCAACCCTCAGCAGGTGGTCGACACCCTCAAGGACCTGCGCAAGAACGGCAGCTTCTCCGCCGCCGACCTCACCGCCGAGGTCGAGCGAGAGCGCGCCCGCGTCTCCGCCATCGTCAAAGCCTGCCAGACCACCGGCCAGGCCCAGCTGCTCGACAAGCTGATCGAGAACGGCATGGCCGAAGAGCAGGCCTCTGAGTACATCTACGACGTGGCCGCCGCCAGCGGCAACCGTCACAGCATCCACAACGCGCACTCCCCGGAAGGCGGGCACAAGCCCGGCATCGACTACGCCGCGATCTACGCCCGCCAGAACCGCACCAAGGCCACCGCCTGACCGGCCGGCCTGACCCCGCGCCCCGGCGCACCCGAAAACGCCACTGAAGGAGATTCCCCATGGCGAGCTTCACCGAAGGCCGGCACACCGGCGAGCACATCGTTTCCGAGGCCAACGGCGCCCGCTCTCGCGAGCAAGGCACCCTGGCGGCCGGCGACCTGCCGGCTGGCACCGTGCTGGCGCTGAATGGCGACGGCGACTACGTCCAGCTGGCGCCCGGCGCCAGTGACGGCACCGAGACCGCCAAGGCCGTGCTGTATGGCGCCGTGGATGCCTCCAGCGCCGCCCAGCCCTGCACCGTGCATGTGCGCGCCTGCGAGGTGCAGGAGGATGCCCTGGGCCTGCCGGACGGCATCACCGAGGGCCAGACCACCACGGCCATGAATGACCTGATCGGCGTCGGCATCATCCCGCGCTGATCGCGCCCCTCACCTGACCATCGAGTGCCCACGGCCCCTGTGAGGGCTGGGCGACTGACTCATACCGTATAGGAGCCTTTCCATGGGCATCTTCGATTCCGACCCGTTCACTATGTCGAGCCTGACCGCCTCCATCAACGAGGTGACCTACACGCCCAGCCAGATCGGCAGCCTGGGGCTGTTCGAGGCTGATGGGGTTTCGACTACCAGCATGGTCATCGAGAAGGATGGCGACACCCTCGGCCTGGTCGAGAACAAGCCGCGCGGCGCCCCCGGCACCGTGGTCGGCGCCAACAAGCGCACCGGCGTCTCCTTCCAAGCCGCCCACCTTATCGCCACCGCCAACGTGATGGCCGACGAGGTGCAGAACGTCCGCGCCTTCGGCAGCGAAGACAGCGAGCAGGCCGTGCAGGCCGTGGTCAATGCCCGCCTGGCCAAGATGGCGCGGCGCATCGACCTGACCCACGAGCACCACCGCCTCGGCGCCATCATGGGTCAGGTGCTGGACAGCGATGGCACCACCGTCATCTACGACCTGTTCAACGCCTTCGGCGTGACCCAGCAGACCGTGGCCATGGCCATGGACACCGCCACCACGGACATCCAGGGCAAGGCGCTGGACATCCACGAGAAGGTGGAAGACGCCCTGGGTGGGCTCTCCTACACCGGCATCACCGTGCTGTGCGGCAAGTCGTTCTGGCGCAAGCTGATCAGCCACAAGGCCGTGAAGGACGCCTATGCCCGCTATCAGGACGGCGCCCGCCTGCGCGACGACCCGCGTGACGGCTTCATGTTCGGCGGCATTTTCTGGGAGCGCTACCGCGGCGGCGGCGCCGTCAAGGTCGCCGACACCGAGGCCTATGCCGTTCCCGAGGGCGTGATGGATCTGTTCATCACCCGCTTCGCCCCGGCCGACTATATGGGTGCCGTCAACACCCTGGGCCTGCCGTTCTACTCCAGCTCCGCCATGCTGGACCACGACAAGGGCGTGAGCCTCGAGGCGCAGTCCAATCCGGCGCATCTCTGCACCCGGCCCAAAGCCTGCATCAAGCTCACCGAGAACACCTGATAGGTAACTCGTCATGAGCTTCAGCGACCACGCCGACCGCCTCGATGAGGCGGTCATGCAACACCTGGCCGACACCCATTCGGCCACTTACACCCCGGCCACCGGCGACCCGACCACGATTCCCGTGATGGTGGATCGTGATGTCGAGCGCACGGTGCCTGGCATGCAGGGCGTCGTGATGGAACGGCGCACCGAGCTTGCCGCCTACGCGGCCGATCTGCCCAACGCCAAGCGCGGCGAGACGGTCACCGTAGGCACCGAGACCTGGCGCCTGGTCACCAAGGAATCCGACGACGGCGCCTTCGTCACCTGGATCGTCAAGCCCGACCGCTGATCCCAAGAGCAGGAGGCCGCCATGGCCACCCCAAAAGGTTTCAACATCACGGTTGATAAGGCCGATGTTAAGCGCATCTACGACGACCTGGCCTACATCAAGAATGGCGCCCCACGCGCCATGTCCCGGGCGATCAACCACACCATCGGCGTAGTGCGCACTGAGGCGGCCTCGAAGATAGCAGGCAAGGGTGGCCTCTATGCCTACAAGGTCGCCTACATCAAGGAGAAGCTGAAGCCGGACAACGCCAACGTCAACAAGCTGACCGGCTCGATCAAGACGCCTTGGCGCGGCACCTTGCTGACGCGTTTCCCGCATCGGGAATTGAAGCAGGGGATCAGCGTCAAGGTCATGAAGACGGGCGGCACGAAGAAAATGCCCGGCGCTTTCTTCATCGACCTGCACGGCAAGAAAAACCCTGATACCGGCGCTGTTGAGACCATCAAGGCCATCGCCTACCGCCCGAGCGACCCGAGCAAGGTCAACTGGCAACGCACCGGCCTGCGCATCGGCTACGGCCCTTCGCCGTCTCAGGCGTTCAAGAAGGTGCAGCCCGAGATGACATCGACGGGCGGCAATCGCCTAATGCAGCGACTTCAACACGAGGCTGGGCGTCTGCTCGACAAACAGTAAGGAGCCGAGATGGCCACCCCCATCCGCGAACAGATCCTCGAGGCGCTTAAGGCCAAGCTCTCCGGACTCGCCGCCTTCGATGGCCACGATGCCCAGCGGGCGAACAGCGAACTCGACATCGACAGCCTGCCAGCCATCTCACTGTGGGACGGATCTGACGCCAGCGTCGAGACCGATCAGCGCTATGGCGAGGTCACGGTGACCACGCAGGTCGGCGTCGAGACCGTGCATCAAGCCGATGCCGACTACGCGACGTGGAGCACCCAGGCGAACGCGGTGCTGGCCGAGCTGATCACTGCCGCGACCGGCGGCGACCGCACCCTCGGCGGGCTGGCCGATGACGTGCGCTACGCCGGCACCACCCTCTATTACCCCGAGCCGGGCAGCGACATCATCGGCGTCGACATCGTGCTCGAGGTGCGCTGGCGCCACGACCTCGGCGACCCCACGACCAACAGCATGGGCTAACCCCAGGAGACCGCCATGGCCACCCTTCAAGAGATGCGCAGCGAATCGCGCCCCTATCACACCGACGTGCGTTGGTTTCACTCGGAGACCGTGACCGACGCCACCTCCGAACCGCTGATCCTGCCCAGCCTGGGCCGTGATGTGGCCGTGGCCGTGAGCCCTGGCACGTCGGCGCGAGTGGAGTACACGCTCTCCAGCTATGCCGAGATCGAGGCTGATACCGCCACCTGGCACGCCTGGCCGCTCGGTGATGTGGCGGAGGACGCCCTGGATGCCGCGGATGGCGGCATCTCCGCCCTGCGCTTGGTCAGCACGGGCGCGAGCAACTGGGAGGTGACGGTATGAGCCTGTGGAAAGGCGGTCTGTGGGCCTCACAGCGGCGCTGGAGCAGGGCTCCGCTCAGCCTCGGACCCGGCCCGCAGATCCTGGCGTCTGGCGACGGCGCCGATGGCTGGTACGGCGAGGTGGCTACGGCGGACTTCTTCGCCGGCGATGAGCTGGCCTCGATCCTCGGCGTCACCGAAGGCACGGCCCAGGAGAGCGATGCTGGCTGGCTGAAATTCGCCAGTGCCGGCAAGGTGCTGTTTGTGGCCAAGCGCCCCTTCCGCCACTCGATCAGCTGGGATCATCTCTATAGCCGAGGCATCGTCTACGGCACCGACGACAACGGCGCCAACCCGCGTGGCACGCCGGTCAACCAGCGCACCACGGTCACGCTCAACGGCAACGAGTACATCGTGCGCTTGATGACGTGCGCCCATGCCGACCCCTTCGCCGAATCCGATCCACTGTTCTTCACCGCCGACATGTACCAGGGCGATTTCGGCGGCGGCTCCGAGTGGAATCGGCTGATCTATCGCGTGCATAACGCCGTGCCCAGCGATCCTGCTTTCGACGGCATGCGTGCCGAGCGCCACGGCGGCCCCCAGTCGGGCGAGAACTGGGCCAACTACACCGACAGTGACCTGGGCATCCTGGGCAACGGCCGGGCGTGCTGGGGGCAGGAGATGTCGGATAGCACCTCCTACCGTGTCCTTCGTGGCTTTGACGACGTTGCGGGCTTCTCTCGCATCTACGCGTTCTACACGGGTAGCATCTACGGGTGGAGGCCCTGCCTTGAGCTGGTGACTGATTAAAAGCCGCTCTATCCGTGCGGGTGGGGCAGTGTTGCGGTATAATAAGCACTGCGCCACTTTTGCGGAGATCTTGTATGAAGCGCTTTTACCATGGTGTAGGTTTCGACGACTCAGGGAAGCGAAATGCTATTTATAAAGGGAAGGCGCTCGTATGGGTAAACCCTGCGTTCCAGCGCTGGAAGAGCATGCTGAAGCGCTGCTATGGGCCATCGGGCATGAGTGACGATTCCTATATGGACACAATGGTGTGTGAGGAGTGGCACCGATTCTCTCGGTTCGAGCAGTGGATGTTGACTCAGCAGTGGGAAGGCATGGATTTGGATAAGGACTTCCTGTCACTGCATCGAAAAATCTACTCGCCAGCTACTTGCGCCTTCATCCCCAAGGGCGTGAACTACTTCCTGGGGAGTAGCCCCAAAAGGCGGGGAAGTTACCCGCTCGGCGTGAATTACGACAAGAGCCGAGAGAAGTACGCCGCCTATGTCAGTCTTGGCAACAAAAGCGTCGGACTTGGCCGGTTCAAGACTTCGGATGAGGCGCATCGCGCCTACCAAGAGGCGAAACTTCAGGCTGGGCATCGGCTGCTGGGGTCTCACGCAAACGACCTTGACCCTCGCATAGCGGTCGCTATGAGCGTCGTGCTCGACAGTCTTTCCGACGACATCGAAGGAGAGCGAGAAACTATCTCTCTTCATCCCATCAGGCTGTCGGGCATGTACAAGCGGCGGATAGCCGAACAGACAGCAGTGAGGACCGCATGATCCGCGATGACTTGACCCCGATGCAGTACCGCATCCGCTTCGTGGATGCCGGCGTGGTGCGCGTGCACTACGGCGACGACCGACACTACTACGAGCAGCTGGTCGCTCGCCATGGCCATCTCAACGACCTGCGCATCGAGCCCCTGGTGCTCACCGACGAGCAGCTGGCGCGCCTCGCGGAGATCCAGGGCGCCGGCCTTGGCGGCCATGACGCCGGCATCTATGTGCGCTACGCCACCACCGAGCGCGAGGACACCGGCCACTTCGATTCCGCCAAGCTGACGGATTACCGCCGCGATCAGGCCGAACCGGCCATCAAGGCCCAGCGCCAGGCCGCCGAGGCGCGGGGCGTCACGCTCAATGGCGTGCGCTATGACGGCGATCCGGGCAACCGGCAGGCCCTGAGCGAGGCCCTGCAGGCCGCCGACGACGACGGCCGCAGCGTCTTTGCCGCCTGGAAGGACAGCGACGGCCACTACCATGTCGATCACCCGGTAGCCGATGTGGAGGCCGCGCTACGCAAGATCGGCCAGCGCCGCTCCGCGCTGATCGCCCTGGAGGGGCAGTACGTCGCCCAGGTGGCCGCCGGCCAGGCGGATAGCCTGGCGCTGGATTGGTCCACCGACTACGACTGACGCCGCCCCTCGACATCTAACCCTTCCAGCCCGCCATCCGGCGGGCTTTTTCATGCCCGGCCGCCGGGCTTTCTCAGTGCAATAAGGAGAGCCAGACATGGCGATCACATCAAACCCGAAGCTCGAGTATGAGTCCGGCCAGGCCTTCCAGCCGTTCGAGGCGATGAGCGACTCGGGGGACGCGACTACCTTCGAGGCCTCATTCGCGCCGTGGTCCGGCCGCTCGGGCTTCGAGGCCACCGTGCTGCCGTTCGGCCTGGCGACCGGCGGGGCGATCACCCCCGACACCGGCAACGACAGCGTGGCCGTGGCGGCGCTGTCGGCCTACATGCCCGGCACCGCGGCCGCCAATGCGGACGGCCTGGCCAGCGTGTCCTCCGGCACCGTCAGCGTGACGCGCGCATCGGTGGATACCCACATCATCAACAGCATCACCGTGGATGCCTCCGGCTCATTCGCCGCGGTGCAGGGCAGCGAAGGCACGTCGTTCAGCGAGACCCGCGGCGCGGCCGGCGGCCCGCCGTTGATCCCGGTGGATTCCGTCGAGATCGGCCAGGTGCGCCTGTCCACCGCTGCCGCGGCGGTGGTGTCCTCCACCGAGATCTTCCAGGTCGTCAACGTGCACCAGGAGCGCTACGACCAGCCGGTGTGGACCGAAGACCCCACCAACGGCGAGATCACCTTCTCCGCGGCGCTGCCCAAGATCCACACCGGCACCGTGCCCAAGCAGGTGCATGTGCGCGGCTACACGCCCATCTTCGCCGAGATCCCCCGGGTCTCCGATTGGGTGCCGGCGGACGAGAGCAACACGGTCAACTCCACCGAG